GGGGGGGGTGGTTGGTTGGGGTGGCAAAAGCCGGCACTTTCCGAGTTTTTCTGCCTTCCCAAAGGCGTCATCAGTAAGGGTCTTCCCCTTCGCTAGTCCCACTTGTCCGGCATAACTGATGGAACGTTAGCCAAAACGGTCATGAGTGGCTTGAGCTGTGGAAACGCCATGGCGACCAGGTTCAGGACTCCAGGTCCGAACTGCCGCAACTTGGGTAGCGCTCCGTTGTACCACCGTTTCAAATCTGAAAGGTGTAGCGCATTCTCATGGAATTGTGGGGCGTGCGAGACAATCTGCATGACGTCATTGAACTCCTCTACTCCCTCGTCTGGTAGCCTGTGCTCAACCCAGACATCATAGTTCCAGTATTCAACAGAAAAGGAATACGTCACATGGCAAAGGCCTCCCGGCCAGGTATTTGAGCCTAGTGACGCTTCCGGTGTGGTGACTCCGTACAACAGCCAACCATCAGGTGCCTCAATCTCACTGTGATATGATGAGATGACCTTGGACGGTGTGTCAAACCCCTCTACGGCCCTTGGCACGTAATCATCGTTGTTCTTGAAGGGGATGTGCTGCTTGTACGAGTCTTGGGTTCTGGGCTTGTGAAATGCGTATCCCCCGTGGGCGAAATCAATGTCGCTTGCCCCTGGGATGTTGGCAATCAGGTCGTTTGGTGATCCCCCCGCTGCGTTCTTGACTATTGAATCAGCTCGGAATGAAGCAGCGAATTGCCCGCCGGCAATCCGCCCCCCCCTCGCGAGCTCAGCAGAATCCGGTGTGATCATGATTGAAGCTCCGTTGATCCTGATACCAGATAGCAAAGTGCGGTCCTCTATGCCGGGCAACGCCCGCATGCCGATATATGACCCAATTGCGCCCGGGGACCCTGCAGCATCCATCAGATTCATGGTAAATCCGACAGATGTGGGTGTCCCTGTGACGGACGAAAGGGTCACAGCAAATGCATAGTACCCGCACTCTGGGGCCACCCACCCGGAGATGGGTCCTCCAAGCGGTGCTCCTTGCCCTTCAGTGTAATCATCTCCGTTGGACCTGAGATCAAGCACGAAACCCGTCAGTATCAGCGGTGCACCGGTCTGGTCATGGAACGTGAAGTTGACAGTTTGTCCCTTAACCAAAAAGGTGTACCTGAGTTTGGAATCACGTGGTGAAAATTTGGTATACAACCTTGACCCGTGTGGATGGAGATATGAAGAATCCCCAACTTTCTGGTCTTCAAAGAAGTTGGGTTGTAGGTAATGCGTTTCACTCAGCACCGGTGCAAACCACTGGATCGTGTCAATGATAGGTGTCCGCTCTGGATCTGTCATGTTATAAGTGCACATTTTCCCAGTATAGTGTATTGGCAGCATGTTCGGATTGGGCACGTACTCCATGATTGCATTCAATGGGTCTCGGCTGACTCCGGCAAAGAAGCAGCCGGGTTGGAGCATGGCCTTGTGTGTCAGCGTTTGAGGCACTGGCTGCCCGAAATCCACTGATTTGATCACAAATGGGCTAGCAACCGATGTGGCTGTGTTGCTCCACCCCGCTGTGTACCTAGCACAATGGCTATGAGGCAGGATAGTCGCCATGACCATTTGTCGGCCCCCAGAAGAGCCTTTGGCACTCTTTGCAAGTCCAGACCAATGAGCTTTGATTTTCTCCAGCTCGGCTAGCGGTTGCTGGTACGGCCCCCTCGTCCGACCCAGATGAGTACGACCAGAGCTCATATTCATCAAGGAGGCCGGTGAGGCTCCGAGTTGTTGGCCCGTGCGTGGATCTTGGTGACCGAATTTGCTCTTGGTCCGTGGGATCTCGATCTGTGGTTGCCCCCGGGGCGGGACCCATCCACTGCGCACACCACGGTGGGGTTTTTCGCGCGCATGTGGCACGTAAGGTCGGATGATGGTTTGGGCCCAGCCGGAACGCCGGCCTGACAGCACTTGCTGTGGGGCCGGCACAACGGTTAACGCCCGGGATGGCGCTGGTTTGTTTTTCTGTCTTTGATTCTGTTGTTTCTTGGTTTGTGGAGGAGCCATTGTTCATACAGTTTCTCAACGTCGGGTGCGGGGTTCCTGAAAAACTCGAGGTCTGAATCCTCTGGTTTGTGTGTGTGCTAGCTATCTACGTGGTGTGTGGGTGGTGTGCGTGTGTTGGTTTCTTTTTCTCAATAATGGTCGCAATCCACCCCATCGTCAATGGCCATAATGGCGGTCAGTACGGGGTGGTTGTACACGTATGGCACACACGGAATCCTGTAGATCCCCGCAATGCAATCCTTCAGCTCATCCACTGTCACTTTGTAACGGATTGCCACGAATTCTAAGGTGGTGTCATCATACTGCACGGCGTCATGTGGGCCTGTGTCCAGCACCATTGTTGTCTTGTGCATGGCGTCTGGGTCCGCCCGGTGCCAGATCTTGCCTTTGTTGCACGTGTTCTTCGCCAATAACCTTTTGACGTGCAATGCCATGTCTGCAAGGATCGGGACGTGGTTGATCGTCCGGTTTTCCATGTCTACCACTCCGGCCAACCATGCCAAATGGTCTCCGGTTGGGTCCAGCATCCAGTGGTGCTTATAGGCCCGCCGGCCAATCGTTGGACCCCATGCCCATTCTACCCCTGCAGAAGTTTGCCGGGGATATGGCATGTTCCCGAGGAATGTGAGGTCATGCAACCCATCCAGCGGATTGGTTTCTAGTGTGAACCCAAACTTGGCAATCAAGGACACAAACCGGGCAGTTTCAATGACCCTTGTGATCATAACTGAAGAGTCGTCGCCAGCTGCAGCCGTTCTTTGTTTCTCTTCAGCTTCCCCAATACACCTTGCAAACTCTTCGTCAACCATCAAGTCCATTTGCTCCATTGTGACGTTGTTGACCATGCACGCTATGCTGATCGCAAGTGCGCACATGGAATTGACGATGTTTAACAACGTAGTGTCAGGCCTGCCCGAGCCGTTCTGAGGGGATGGTGCGCAGTACTTCCCAATCCCGTTGTAAAAGCGGCCTTTTGGCACTCTCATTTCCCGTAAAGCTGCCATTTCTTCTCGAGTGGGCTGACCAACTGTGGCATAAAACCACTCCAAGAACTCAAAGCTTTCTTTGGAATGAGTACAGTCAAACATTTTGTAGTCATTGTTTTTGAACGCTTTTGTGTCAGTCTCATCACTCATTGCCCCGATAAAGACTTCATTGAGGAAATCATTCATTGTCTTGGGATTGGCGCCGCTTGCGTTGAAGTATGGCGATTTGTGATGCCACGTGCCTTTGACCCACCGCAAGATAGTCTTCAATAGCGGCCCGAGATAGGCCTGCCATTGCGGGGGGGTGGCCTGTATGGCTCTGGGCTTATCATTGGTGGCAAATTCCGTCTTGACGAATAAATTCCACCTCAACGGGTAATGTCTCAGCCCATGCTCAGCCAAATCTTTCAGTGCCTGCCTCATAATGTCGGGGTTCTTCACTGTCTGCACCCATTCCTCAGCGTCCATGGTGGGGACCCCTCCGGACGGTAGCGGCCATGAACCATCCGATAGCTTCAACGTAACCCACCTCTTGGCCAACCTGAAGGCCACAGGGTCCGGGCTGTTCGCTGGTTTTCGGCACACCCTCGTTATGATGGCTTTTACGCAGTTGATGAAGGATGTCGCATGTATCGACGGGATTACAGGTGTGCCGATCCCTTTCAGCAACCCCCGAGCCCGCGTCTTTGGTTTTTTCATGCAGTCTGGCAAGGCATCATTCACTGCCGCATAGTCAATCAGCGGTATGTCCCCGTCCCATTTTGTGTTCAGCATCAACAAGTACGCCAAATCGTATCCATGTTTGCGTCCATGTCGTGTCCTCGGGAAAAATTTTTCAAAGGGATTGCCGTCAGTACCTTCCCAGTCAGCTTCCACCTCAACCGTTGGGGGTTGTGTCTCTTTGGGAGTGATTGTGAATGGCGGGAAGCCCCGCTCGTCCACTGCATTGTTGTATCCAATGTGTACCCCAGCTTTCATGGTAGCGTGAATCGGGTCTTCAGGCACGTGGGTTTGATCTCCTTCAATCATGTTCCTGCACCGTTTACATAGCCCTTTCTTGAATTTTGTGGCTTTACCATCTGACCTATCCGGTGTGCGGCAATAATTGCATCTTTGGTCTTCCAAGCCGATGGAGTGTGTTGCCGCCGGTTTCATGGCGCCACCGGGTTGTGCCGAAATGGCCCGCTGCTCATCATAGAGAGGCCCCAAGTCCTGGACAGCCAGACTAGTGAGCATCCGCGGGTCCACTACAACCCGTCCACCGGCAATGGTTACATTCCGCACCAATAGTCCTGGCACTAACCGCCGGATAACAGAGATGATCCCAGAGAGATTCAGATTGCCCAGCTGTTGCACTTGCTGCAAGATGCTCTGGACTTGTTCTTCATTGGCCCTCTCCAACAGTCTCTGAATCAGCAATTCCCTCGGCAACCGTCGCACTGTGACTTTGGTGTCGTCCGTCCAAACTGGACAGTGGAGGGCGTACGGGGCCAAATATAGGGCTTCAGTGAAGATGATCTCCGCAAACGGTTCCTCTTGCCCAGTCTCTTCGTCCAGGACGTCACAACCCACCAGTCTGTGTGCAACCATCTCATGGGTGAACGGCCTGGCCACTTGCGTCTGCTGCTTCTGTGCACCTCCATATTCATCAACCACTCGCAGGTTAGTGCCGCCGGTGAACTCCTCCTGCACCCAGACAGTTTCCGGACCTTGGTGCGCGACTGGCGTGATGCGCAAGGTAGGAGTGACCCCGGCTACCTGTATTGTGTCTGGGTGGGGATAAGGGTTTCTCCATGAAGCGGAACTTCCCCTTGGGGCTGTCGGCCTGTTCTTTTCCAGCAGATCATGTTCCTCAGCGAGTATGTCCACGATTCGGTACTGATTCCCGTAATCGCAAATTGAATTCTTGACCTTTGCGAGGATATGGAAGGGTTGCTGTTCAAACCATAGTTTGTATTGCTTTCTGACAGGGGCATAGTCCACCAGTACCCATTCACAATCGTCTTGATCAATATAAAACTCGTGTGGCAACACAACATTGGGAAAGTCTTCTAACCCCAATTTGAATGTTGAGGGGATGTCCGGCTCGTCAAGTGAATAATTGTAGTTTCCATGAAAGTGTGACCTGGTCCCATCTGCCTTGTGGATTGAGATGCAGCGCATAGCCATGATCTCATCAGCCGTTGGCGGCCTGGTCAACAG